CAGCTGTTGCGTTTGCTGCTTCATCAAAAGGATTTATTTTAGCAAAGAAATCTTCTACGGCATCTGCTCTGTCTTTATCTACACCTAAATCTAATAGAGTTGCACCTAGTGTTGTTATACCTTCAGCAATTTTAAATAAACCAGAAGGGATCGCTGCCAACATAGATGTATACCAAGCAGAATCTTCACTACCAAAATTAAAATCATCGCTTTGGTTAGTGCTAACACTACCACTTTTAGCTAAATATTCTTCTAGAGTTGCCATAAGTTACTATGAGCCCCAAAATTCGTCTATTGTTCCTTTAATATTTATATTCGCGCCATCGTACAATACGATTCTTGTAGTTCCGTCTTTATCATCTACTAAATTGTAACCTATTTTTAATTTATCTTTTTTCTTTTCTACATCTTTAAATTTAATTTTTGCTCTAAAGACGTCAACTGTATCACCTACTTTTGTTTGAATTAAAGCTTTAGTAGTTTCGTCACTATTAATTCCTTTGTCAGTTAACTTAGCACCTTTAGCTTTAGCCATTGCTAAACTATCGTTTACACTTAATTTTAATGAATCATCTTTTAAACCTTGTCTAAAAGTTTCTACTTCTTTAAGTTTTTCAATTTGTTCTTTAGATCTCTTACCTGCAACGTAATCATTAATTGCTAGACCTGCTGCAGTCTGTTTAATTTTTTCACTTCTACTTGGACCCGCTGCTGACTCTGCTTTAACATAGTTTTGGAATTTTTCACCTAAAGTGTTTCCACCAGAACCAGAGAATCTTAATAACATATCACCAATGTCTTGACCTCTTGCTTTGTCTGCCCCTAATAGTTCAGCAAATAATTTTTGGTTTTCTGCGATGGCATCTTTAGCACTTAGTTCTACTTTTTCTTCAAGATTTAAATTAGGATCTTCTCCAGAACCATCTCCTATTTTTACCGCGCTAGTATCTGCTCTTGGATCTCCTATCATTAATTCATCACCTTCAAAGACTCTACCTTTGCCTTCGTTTTCTTTGTATTTTTCTTTTCTTAACTCTTCTAAATATTCTTCTTGAGTAGTTCCACCCAGCCATTTAGGTAAGTTTCGTTTTACTATTGGACTTGGTTCAACTTCTGACTGATCTTTATAAACTTGTATTTCTTTGGTTCCGCCTTTACCATCTGGAACAGTTACAGTTTCCGTTTGATCAAAATCACTATCCAAACTAGATGTAATAACATCATCTATATCTTCTATGACTTCAGATTTACCAGTCTCTTCTACACCTGGAACATTTACTGATTTAGGAGCTACTGCACCAGATGGATATAAGTCTGATCCTAATGTTAGTTTAGGTAAATTAACAGTTGATCCACCGCTTATGGCAACATTAGGTACTCCAAAATCTTGAGTAAGACTTTTTATAAATCTTTCATTGGCTGTTTCATTATAACCACCAGGTAAATCAACTATACCACCTCTTACATTACCACCCATTCTATAACCTGGTACTAATGGTGCAGTTATTCCCATGCCATAACTATCCACGGCCCCGCCGCCTCTAAACATTGGTCTTCTTAAAATTCTACTCATTATCCGAACAGTCCTAATTTGCCCATAATACCTGCGCCACCTGCTGCTCCTGTTAAAAAGTTAGTCATAGGACTAGCTGGTGCTGCTGGAGGTGCATAACCTACAGTTTGCGAAGCAAAGGCTCCTGGTTGTATTTGTGCTAGTTGTTGTCCAACTAAACCTAATCTTGTAAACTCTTCAAACTCTTTTTCTCTGTTTGCAATTTGTGTTGCATCTAATTGAGCTTGGTCAAATCCTTGTTGTGCTGCACCTAATTGTTGTTGGTAAGTACCTAAACCTTGTTGTGCTGCTAAATCTGCAGATCTTCTTTGTGCTGCATCTTGAAATCCTTGTGCTAATAAACCTGCTTGTAACTGTGCTCTATTCATTTGATTGCCTCTCATAGCTTCAGCTTGCATAACACCTTCTCTACCACCACCATAAGCACCTCTAGATATAGCGGCATCTCTTAAACCTTGTTGTTGTATTGCTGCGTTTCTATCAAATTCTGCTAATGATGCATCTATAACTTGTTGTTGATAAGGTGACATGTAAGAAGCAATAGAACCAGCTTGATCAGCGGCCCCCGCGCCTGTACCAGTTAATGCACCTAAACCAGCCGCGGCTGTTTCTGCACCTGTCTGTAAAGTATTTCTTGCTGCAACTTGTGGAGCATATGCAGCTGTGTTAATTGCCTGTCCACCAAGTGGATCTAATTTTTTAAGAAAGGCTGTAAGCGATCCTTCGAGTGTAGGGTTTACGAGTTGCCTTGTTTCTGTTACTGCCATTATGCTCTAGCCTCTAGGTTGTTCATTAATTCATACATACGTTTTGCTCCTTTATTAACGTTTCCTCCACCTGCTGCTCGTACTGCATCTGCAGTCATTACAAATTCATTTTTACTTACTCTCGCTGGGACATCATCAGCTCTTTCTTTTGATCCCATAGGAATAAATCCACCACCTCTATAATCCATTTCTATACCATCTGGTAGCACACTTCCACCCATATTATATTCCATAATACCACCATCTGCTGCTTTTTGTACACGTTGAGGTTTGACTATCATAGCAATTAATTCGTCAATTGTCTCGTTTCCTCTTAACTTTTTACCAATAAATAATTCTGCTTTTTCGTAATCAATTCCACCACCTGGTTTTCTAATTCTACTAATTAATTCTGCTGCCTGTAAACCTGCTGGCATTTCCGCTAGACTTTTATACATACCATAACCGCCAGGGCCCATTGTATCTCTAGTTCTAATAGCTGGATCTATAATACTTTTATCTACAGTTTGTAAAAAGTCGGCNGTAATAGGACCATCTCTAAATACTTCTTTTTGTTTAACAAGATCCACTGCGTCATCACCTTTACTAAACATTTTCATAATACCTTTACCAATACCACCAGATACAAAAGGTTTTCTACCCATCATACCACCATCAGCTGCAAACTCTTCTGTCATTTCTTCCGTCATAGAAGAAACTTGACTTCCTTTACCATATTTTTGTCTGTAGTAATCCATTAATTCATCATAGTCATTTGGTTTTCTACCTTTAAGTTCTATAAATTCTTGCATTAATTCTTCGATAGGCATTTGCATATCTTGTGCTGTTTCTAAGTTTGATGTTAATTGTTTATCTGCAACTTTTTGTACAGCTGCTGGTATACCACCAAATTCTAAACCTACTCTACCACCATTTCTTAAACCTAATTCAGCTAAAGTTTCGTCAATTAATTCTTCTGGATGATTGTAAGCTCTCATCGCTGCAAGGATAGCTTCTCTTCTACCTGCATCAGTTCCTAATGCACCTTGTTGTTCATTGTATTCTGCTAATGCTTTTTCATATTCTCTCATTGCTGCGTTTGCTTCAAAAGCCATTGCATCACCTGTACCCATAGAAAAAGGTACTCCGGCTGCAGTAATTGCATTACTCATTGTTAATGCTTCACCTCCTGGTCTTAAAATACTTCCTGCTTCACCTACAAATTCTGAACCTTTAGCTAATGCACCTAGTCCCATATCTTTTGCTTTAGTAAATAAATTTCTACCTTCCATTACTCTATCTGCTTGCATACCTGTAGTTCCAGCTGCATCTAAACCACCTTGAGTTGTCATACCTTTAAATTTATCAGCTGCACCTGTGGCTCCCATTGCACCTTGTAAACTTGCAAGTCCTAATGATAATGCATTGAAATCTCCTTCACTACCTTCTTGTGCTAATTGTGATCCTAGGTTTAATCCACCAGTAAGAATAGCTCTTTGTACCATAGGACTTAGAGATCCACCTAATGCTCCTAACCCTGCTCCAGCAGGTAATAGATAAGGTGCAAATGCTGCTGCGTAAGGTAATAAAGGTTTTATCTCATTAGGTACAATTTTATCTAATACCTTTGAGACAGGTTTAGTTACTTTTCTGATTATCTTTTTAAAAAATCCCATATTTATCTATATTGTATTGTTGAAAAGCAAGTTCGCAAGACTTGTATATAGGCGATTGTACCACAATTTACTAGAGTTTTCACGTCTAGTCAACCAACTTACATTTTACTAGACCCACCAAGAGGAGGCATTTCTGCTATCTTTATTTCAACATCTCTCTTAATATGGTCTTTAGTAGTGCTTGTATGTGGGCTGTTAATATCGTCTTCTGCTTCTTTTTCTGAAAGATACTCTCTTCCAGTTTCTTTATGTGTAATAGTTAGTATTACTTCAGGAGTAATAACTGGTATCATTTTACCATCCATTTGTTTTTCGTATATTTTTTCTGATTTTTGTTTAACAATTGGCATTATAAGTCCTCTCTGTTTATCTCTAATATTGAAACAATAGCAAACAATCTATCTGCAGTGGTTGCTGTCATTCTTAATATTTCACCTTCCATCATAATTAAAGGTTCGGTTAATAATTGTAGTGATTGATTAGATGTTATTGATTGTGCTTTAAATAAATTAAATACCGCACTTCCTGCTGAAGTGGGTGTAACTAAATCAACTTTAATAGTATCTCCACTACCTGAGTCATCTGTTATTAAAATAGATTTTACAATAGCTCTAGAGTTTTCTGGAACTGTATACACAGCAACATTACTTGTACCCGTAAAATCATGTTTTGCATTTTTATAAATATTAGCCATTTAATTTACAAACCAAGTAAACCTTTCTTGGTCTTCTTTTAATTGTGTTAGGTATGTAGCATTTAATTGTTCTACAATCAAACTGATAGATCTGTTAATTTGTCTTTGATTATCCTCACTATATTCTTTTCTAGGTTCAGGTAATCTTACTACTATTTTTGTCATTATCCTCTCCTTCCATCGGGTTGTAAATCTACTTGAAACGTACCAAATCTCCAAGATTCTCCAGCTCCAGTATTTTGTATTTTTATATTAGCATAACGTCCTCTCGCTCTTGTATCTATTTTAGAAGTAGTAGAGTTTATAGTAAAAGGACTTAAAGCTGTTGCTGTATCATCATTAGAAGGAAAATCTTTTACTGACACTGTTATTTTATTATTACCAGTTAACACTTTAAAGTTAGGTAAAAATCTACGCATAGCTAAAAAGACTTCACTTTGATTAGGTTGTAATGAAAAACTAAATGATTGTATAAAAGACTCCAAGGCAGTTGTACTTCCATCTGGATTAACTTGATCTGTTCCTGTTTCTTGTGCAAAATAAGTTGTATTGCCTAAACCTGATTGACCTACTACAACAGGAAAAGTACCTGTACCTGTGCTATCATAAGCAGTTGCATAAGGTTGAGGATAAATAAGTGTATCCATCCAAGTTGTTCTGTTAAAATTTGCATTAGTATTTGTAGCCCATGTGCCTAATGGTGGTTGTTTAGCTTCACCATAATTATAACTAACAGATCTATTGTTAAATTCAGATCCTGCAGAAGGATACCACCAAATAACTTCTGTAAATAAATTGTTTAATCCTGCACATACTTGTTGACCTTTAGTTGTATCAACATCATCAAACACATAATCTTCTACACTACAAGGTAGTGAGTTTACTGTACCATCAAATGCAAAAAAACCGTTGTTAGACATCCAATATGCAACACCATCTATTTCTACAGCTGCATTTTTACCAATCAATCCACAGTTAGTACCTACTTGTTCAAAACCAAAAGTAAAAGGTGCACCAACAAATTTCATTGTATACAATGCATTGTTAGTCCATATCAAAATATTTTCTTTAGCGATCAACGCTCCAACAATTTTAGTTCCGTCTTGTAGTCTTTGTGTACCTGCAGAGTTAGTAGCAAGAGGAGTAAATTGATTTAATTGTTCTCCAGTAGAAAATCTAATAAACATATCATCTTGAGTATCNGGATCTCCAANGGTTGTTTCTGTACCTAAATGAATTAAGTGTCTTGTTGTCGGAGATACTAACGTTAATCTTGATGATGTAGGATTNCCTACGGCTTCACCATTATCNCCNCCTAAAGTATTAGTAGNATCTAAAGTTCCTGTTGCCATCCAATATTCTGAATTTTGTATTGAACTTGATCCTGGAGATAAAGTAGTTCTAGATGCTCTTACACTTAATCTAGAAGATGCAGATGCATCCCATGCATAAGTTTTACCATTTGCAATAGTTGCAATTAATACATCACCCCAGTTTGTTAAAGACCAAAGGCCAGGTTCTAATTGTACTGTAGAAGCATTTACTGCAGAACCCCAACCATTAAAGTTAGTAGCATTGGTAACTGTTTCACCATCACTATGCGCTTGACCATTAGAAGTTCCAGTTGTAGCTGTCCCCAATGCACCTCTAGTTATACCGGTAAGTTCATTACCAGCTATGTTTGTATAAGTTATTAATTCATTTTCTATAGCTATTGTACCAGCTGTTGGAAATCCTGTTGTAGAAGTTAATCTAATTTGTGTAGCAGAACCATTATTACCTGCTGTATCCGCGGCCAGCGCTCCATCTAAATCGTTTGTTAAAACACCTGTTACAGTTCCACCATATAATCCAGCACCATATCCATAACCATAGGATTGTGCACTTGGACCAATACTAGCAAAAGGTTTAACTGTGCAAGTACTACCTGAAGTTAAATCTGAACCTCCTCCGGCTGTTTCAGCATTGGGAGATGTAATAGTAAATGTAGTTGATGAAGGCACTGTTATAACTTGACAAATTTTATCTTCAAAGTTTGATGCTGAAATACTAGAACCTGTTGGCATTGTNACTGCATCTAATTCAACCATATCACCATCAATTAATCCATGAGCACTAGTTGTGGTAATTGTAATTGCTGTTCCTCGAGTTGTACTAGTGGTAAGAGTTGAACTAGTAAAAGTAGTTTGAGTTCCTGCATTGTTATCTACAAAAGGAGTAATATCAAAAAGTTGACCTTCAAAATATATAAGTAAAAATTTATCTGTACCAATAGCTACATATCTATTTCCCTCTTTATCTACAAAAGAATGTTGTGCTCTTGCTACACCTTGCATTGTGTCTGTAAGTAAAGAAGACCACCCACCTATTTTTTCTGGAAG